GGTTCGCCAGAGGCTGGTCGGGGTACTACTCCAACAGTTGCTCACCTATCAGAAGTTGCCTTTTGGCAATTCGATGAGAAGATACTTGCAGGTATGTTCCAAGGTATCCCCAATTCCCCCGGAACTGAGGTTATCCTTGAGAGTACCGCTAATGGTATCTCAGGTGAGTTTTACCGTCTATGGAAGTCTGCTGAAAAAGGACTAAATGAATATGTACCTATCTTCATACCTTGGTTCATAACATCTGAATATAGAATGGATGCACCGGAAGGGTGGGAGTTAGAGGAAGACGAACAGAAATATGCTGATACTTACGGTCTTAACCTAGATCAGATGTATTGGAGAAGAATGAAGATCGGAGAGTCCGGTCCAGTTAAGTTTCAACAGGAGTATCCAGCTACGGCTGAAGAAGCGTTCGTAAGTACAGGATCAAATGTATTTGACGTTCCAACACTCAATCTGTATGAATCTAAAGCTCCAATAGCACGAAGGCGTCTAATGGAAGGTTCTACATATTTCGATCTGCATCCACAAGGAGAGCTAACAGTTTTCAGAGAACACAAGCACAATGAGAAGTTTGTCATTGGTGCTGATGTAGCACTTGGAGTAGGTCAAGACTACTCGGTAGCTGTTGTAATGGACTCTGAAAGAGAGATTGTAGCTAAGTATAGAAACAACCGCATGGACCCAACGAGGTACGGCGAATTGCTATTCTACTTGGGTCGAATGTATAACCACGCATTACTTGTCGTGGAAAGTAACAGTATAGGCGTAGCTCCACTAGCTCGTATTAAGAGCATGAACTACCCAAATCTATATTACCAGACTAACCTTGCAAAGATGATTGATGAAGAAGGCGACAGACCGGGATTCAAAACTACGGTAAGTACTAAGCCAGCCATCATATCAAATCTTAAAAATGCAATCAAGGAGAGAGACATTAGGATCAACGATCAAGAAATTATCGATGAACTTAAATGCTTCATAGTTACCGATGGAGGTAAAATGGAAGCGATGAGCGGAGAGAATGACGACCAAGTCATGGCTCTAGCCATCTGCCTTGAAGGTTACAGAACTCATCAACATAGACTATCTGCTACCCGACAAGGGTTCGTGCAGACAGCTTTGCTTGCTGACGAAACAAGCTGGTTCTAATAGATTCACACATGTCCTCGGTCGATGAGGGGCGACTGATGTGAAATCTACCCCTCAATTAATTCGGAGAAACATATGAAGTATTTTGGAGAAGAAGGAAAACAAATCTTAATCGATAAACTCTTCTATGGTTCTCTACCTGAGTTCCAAGCTGGTCCACTCTTGACACTTATAGATAAGTCTCTAGAGGTTGGTGTCAAAGACATCAAGCAGATCGCTTACATACTTGCTACGGCTTATCATGAGTCAAACAGGTTCAAGGCGAAGGAAGAGTACGGTAAGGGAATAAACAAACGCTATGGCTCGTATAACTGGCTATGGAATAATAAGAAAGAAAGGTATCATGGTCGTGGTTGGGTACAACTAACTTGGCTTGGTAACTATGGTCAGATGACTGCCAAACTGTCCGCAGTACTAGGTAAGGAGATTGACCTAATTAATAACCCAGATATCATTCTAAAAGATGATAACATTAACGCGTACATTATTGTCGTAGGAATGCAAGAAGGTCTATTCACAGGAAAGACTCTTAGCGACTACCTTGGTGATGACTACATTGGCGCAAGACGTATCGTTAACGGTACTGACAAGGCTACACTCATTGCAGGGTACGCTAAAACATTTGAAGAGGCTTTAAGATATGGCTAATGGATTACTAGACAAACTATTCGCGCCACTCGGACAACAGGTAGTTGATCCTAATGGACAGGTATCAGGAATGATTAACCCACAGGCTGCAGCTATTGCTGAAGCTAAAAGGTTAGCGGAACTAAAGAAACAAGAAGAGATGTTAAGACAGCAGTCCCTTATGGAAGCTGCAGCACAAGCATCACCCGCACCAGTAGGTGCTGGAAAATCTTCTAGGTTTAACCCATTTGTAATGCTGTTCGGTGATCCAAGAGACCCGAGTAATACTGGCCTACTGGGCAAATAAGGAGATACCAATGGCTCATAAGAAGCTCACAGATGAAGAGTTTCTGGCAGAGATCGAACAGGTACGCACTTCAGTATCTGATTATACCCTTGGTAACTCCTCTCTAGAGGATGTACGTAACCAAGCTACATATGAGTATGCTGGTCTAGCTAAAGGTCACTTAACACCTCAAGGCGTTTCCACCATTGTTGACTCTTCCACTACGGAAGTTGTAGATGGGTATACTGCGATCTTGTCAGAACTGTTGTTCGACAATAACAAAATAGCTAACTTCACACCACTATCTGAAGAACCTAAAGAGGTAAGCCTAACCAAGAAAGCTGAAGACCTAACTAACTATGAGATATTCACAGTTAATGAAGGTTGGGTGAAGCTTAATACTTGGACCAAGGCTGGACTACTCTGGAAGAACTCCATAATCCGTTGGGATTGGTGTGAGGACTTTAGGTACGAATTCAAAGAGTATGATGAAGTTACTGAAGAAAAGCTAGACGAATTACTTGGTGATGATAATGTAGAGATCGTAGGGGACCTAGTAGCGGAACCTTCTTCCGTAGAAGTGTCTCCGGGTGAGTTTGAACAGATTATCGTATACAAAGATGTTAAGCTTAAGTGTAAGTATGATGAGTCAGGTGTACGTTTCAACGTAGTGCCACATGAGAACTTCTCTATTGACCGTAATGCTAAATCACTTGATGACTTCTCGTACATAGGTATTGATGAGGATGATGTAACTAAGAGCGATCTTCGTGTCAGATTCCCAGATGTATTCACAAAGGACTTCGACAAGTGGGATGAACTAGATGGAGATTCATCTAAGACATTCTGGACAGAACGTTCTATCCGTAAGGAAGTTGTAGGTGAATCATACAATTCAGAACTTAATAAGCATATCTCCAACCTAGATGAGAACATGTCCTTCAATGTTACTGAGTGTTGGGTATTTGCTGACAGAGATGGTGACGGTATCTCAGAAATGAGACGTGTTGTATACTCTGGGTCTATGATTATACTTGATGAGTATGCGGAAGAAGTGCAACTAGCATCACTATGCCCAATCGAGATACCATATGAGTTCTATGGCCTATCTATGCCAGACGTTACACGCTCATCCACACTTACTTCCACAGCGATCCTTCGGGGTTTCGTTGAGAACGTATATCTGACTAACTTCTCGCCAAGAATGGCTGATCCAAACGTAGTTGACTTCTCTGCGCTTCAAAATATGAAGCCTAAGTCTATTATTCCTACTGTTGGTAACCCAGCTGGCGCAGTTCAAATGTTACAGCCTGAAAATATAGCTCCCGGAACAGTTCCACTGCTGGAAACCATGCAAGTTCAAAAAGAACAAGCCACTGGACTATCAAAAGCAGCTCAGGGACTGAACGATGACCTATATGTATCGGGAAATTCAGAAAGTAAGGTAGCAAGGGTACAGTCTGCCGCTCAAACACGAATTCAGCACGTTGCAAGACGCTTCGTACAGACTGGAATTAAGCGTTTTGTAAAAGGTGTCTACAAAACTATCAAGAAGAATGCTTCTGGTAACCGTGGATACATTGATCGTGGCGGTGTATACCGTACACTAGACGTAAAGGACCTCCCAGATACAATTAATTTTAATGTGACTGCTAACCTAGGGGAAAACTCTAACCAGAATCTCCGAATTAAGTATGAAGCCGTAGCTGCAGTTCTGCAGAGGCTCGCTGAGGGTGGTCGTCAAGTTGTAATTAAGGAGACAGCTGATGCAAGGCTCGCCTCTATGGCTATTGCTGCACTCGATCTTGATCCTTTGGACTTTATCGAAGATTATAACGATCCAAGTTTCGGTGAGAGAGCACAAAAAGCTCGTGAAGAGACTGAATCGGTTCAGAAGAAACAGCTCGAAATCGAAGAGCTTAAGGCTTCCTACGATGTCTTGGCTAAAGAGGCGAATGCGCGTCTTCTAGCTACTCAAGCTGACAATGCTATGCAAGATAATGCGAAGCAGTTGGCTATCGCTATGGATACTCACTACCAGAACTGGGCTGAACTGGCGCTCAAGGCCGATAAAGAAGGCACTGCACGTCCAGAGAAACCTAAGATAGAAGAACTGATACAAGCCGCGTATACTCTTATATCACAGTACGGTCCTTCAAACCTATCTGGTATTCAGGGAAGACTTAACGAACTAGCTAGTAAACAAGCTGGTTCCGGTAACGACACTGAACGGTCTATGCCGCAACAGCAAGGTCCTCAAGAGGGACCTCAAGGATACTAAATGAATACTGAGGACACTAAATCAGAAATGAGGGAGCGCTTCTTCCACGTCATGAAGAAAGGTGATATGGAAGGGCGTAAACCACATTATCAGGCCATCTTTGCCCATCGTGGTGAAGTTGCTAATCGAGAGAGGGAAGCTTTCTTCGATGAAGCATACGCCGAAATACTTCTGGACCTATTTCTAAGATGGACCCAGACTAACCTACACGAGACCGATCTAAGAGAAAGTCTATTTCACAATGTACTAGCTCTTGGTTCTGTTAAGGGTAAACTAGCTGAGTATGATATGTATGCTCGCAATGCTCCATTCTTGATGGAGAACAACGATGAGGACAATGAAGATGGCACTAACTGATAACCTAAAAGGTAGAGGCATTACGGTAGCTATGCTTAACAGGGCTATTGATAACACAGAAAAGGTTCTGGCTATTGTTATTAGTAATTCTGCAAAGAATGTAACCAATGCACAAGCTATGAAGGGAAATATCTCTACAATAGCTAATGACCTAGAGACCCTCTATAAGTCAAGAGAAGAACTTAAAGCTATTGAAGATGAAGCTTCAAATGCAGCTAAAATTAAAGAAGATCGTAAGGTAGCTATGGAAGTAGCCCTTAAGAAAGATCAAGAAACTAAAGCTCGTAAAGCAGAGGTTTCTAAAGAAACACCTCCTGCTTCAGACGAAGTATAAGGAGATAAGACATGGCACAATCTGGAAGCTCTCTACCCGCAGACCTTATGGGTCTCTCGGATGACACAGCATCGGATAACAACTTGGACCTAGCCTTTGATGACATACTAAATCGCTCAAGTGTTTTGGGTGACGCAGGTATTTCTACCAGTGATGGCAAGGATCAAGGTGTGGACAACGCATCGGACGACGACCTAGATGATGATGAGTCCAGTGACGGAGAAGATAAAGCAGACGGTGATGATACTACCGGAGAAGACGACGACGTTGGAGATGATGATTCTACCGAAGGCGACGACGACGACAACGATAGTGACGATGATGAGGAAGGCGATATTGATTTTGAATTCGAAGTTCCAGTTAAAGTGGATGGAGAAGAGTCAAAGGTAAATATCGGAGAACTCGTCAAAGGTTATCAGACCAGCCAGCATTTGTCGAAGAAAGGTCGGGAACTAGCTAACGAACGTAAAGAGTTTGAAGCTACTCGCGATACAGAACTTAAGCAAGTAAAAGAAGCTGCTAAGGTTCTTAAAGCACAGAGTGCGATTCAAGAAGAATCGTTAGCTAAAGAATACTCTGAATTACAAGAAGCCGCTAAGGCTGCTAAGAAAGATGGTGACCGTTACAAATCAGACGAGATCAAGGACAAGATGGAAGAGATTCAATCTGAGTACTGGAAGGCTCGTAATACTCGTGAAAAAGTAGCTGAGGCTATCGCCGCTCAAGAGGCTAAAGTAGCCGATGAGAAATTCGACGCAGACGTAGCTCGGTTCAACGAAGAGATTGGTGATTATATCCCAGACTTCGATGCCGAGAAGGCTACCGCTATCAGAGAATTCGCAATCTCGAAGGGCATCCCAGAGGAAGTTCTATCTACTCTAGCAGACGCACGTATTATTGGTGCTCTGAATGAGTTCATGGAAATCTCAACGAAGGTCCAAAAAGGAAGTGCAAAGCGCAAAGCTGCGCCTAAACGCACTCCATCAACGACAAAGAAGGCTACACCAACATCTGAAAAAAGGAAAGCAGCCCAGTCAAAATCATCTTCACGCCTGAAAACGGGTGAGGCTGATAGTAATGACGTGGACTCTGCTCTCGATGCTCTTGTTGGTAAGTACTTCTAATATAACCTAAGAGGTATATTAATATGGCTACTGGCGCATACGTCACAGGCGGTCCCAAGCAAGGTCTTGGTACTGCTGCAGGTGCTTCCGAAAGAGAAGACCTTACTAACCTGATCTCATTGATCTCTCGTGAAGACACACCCTTCATGACATCGATTGGGAAAACTAAAGCTAAAGCCGTTCTTCACGAATGGCAGACTGATGCTCTCCGCGCTCCTGCGGCTAACATCCGTGCAGAAGGCGTCGACTTCGACGACATTACTGAGACAACTCAGTTCCGCACACGTCTGGGTAACTACACCCAAATCTTTGGCGACACGCTCTCCGTATCGAATACGAAGCAGCACGTTGACCAAGCTGGCGTCAAGGACGAATTCAAATACCAGATCAAGAAGATCGGTACTGAAATCCGTCGTGACCAAGAATGGACTTGCGTTCATTCGTGGGCTGAAAAGGGTGCCTCTAGCCCCCGTACTGCTGGTTCCGTTATGTCCTACGCTGTAGATGCTAACGTATGGAACGCTGCACTGGGTGCATTTGAATCCGGTGGAGTATTCGCTGGTAACGGTACTTTCGGTGCAGCTATCCCAGCTACTACCGAAGTCGCTATTGACTTGGCTGACATTGACGAAGTACAACAGAAGGTATATGAGGAAGGTGGTAAGTCCACTCGCGTCATGGTATCTCCCTTGAACCGTCGGAAGATTTCTGCCGCTGCCCAACTGGCTAACGCTAACGTCCGTCGTGACATTGGTGAAAGCGGTAAGCTCCGTCAGTCTGTTGACCTGTACGAGTCTGACTTCGGTGAAGTATTCATTGTTCCTAACTGGATCATGGGTCTTGCTGGAGTTCTGGGTGCTGGCGCTCTGGACATCCTAGACGAAGCTGGTGATTTCACTGCAATCTGTTATGACCCAATGTGGTTCAGCACAGCTATTCTGCGTCCAATGCAGGAAGTTGATGTTGGTCCTCGTGGTGACTCGACAGTCGGTATGTTGATCGAAGAATCTACACTTGAGGCTAAGAACCCAAGTGGCTTCGGACTGATCATTGGTGTTGGTGCTTAATAAGCATTAACCAAATAATTAGGGGAGAGGTCCAAGTGATCTCTCCTCTTTTCATTATTGAGGACTAATATGGAAAACAAATTAACTGAAGATAGTAGTGTATTTGATGATCCTATGATTATGCAAGCTCTTAATCAAGCTATGCAGGAAGTTATAGAAGAAGAGAGTATCGGTAATAATGTATTCAATAAGGATACCGATGGTGTATCTGGATATGAAGATAACGATGGGTTTCACTTAGAACAAGACATCAAAGAAATTCTAGATGATGCACAGATGGAACGTGATATGCGAAACGACGGACTAATGGTCCCTGAAAAGGGAACCCGTAAGTTTGCAACCGTACCTGTAGGTGTTATGATCGAATACGCCAATAAAACTGGCATAGATATTATGGGAGAGGAAACCTCCCGAGATAAGTGGGAGATGTCTAAATTCCGTATGTGGATTCAGACTAACTATCCTGCACTTATGGTGCGCGATATTGGTAAAACAAAATTCCACACGTTAAGCTAGGAGAAAAAGATGACAGATTACACTAAGTTCGTAGATACAATTCATAAGTACACGAACAGAGACTCTACTGTTCTGCCTAACGACTTGATACGATACTTTGCGGACTTAACTTGTGATAACATCTATAAGGATATCAGAGTAGCACCGCTAGAGTATGTATACACATATGACGCACTTACGGTAGCTACCGATAAACTAGCTGTTCCCGGTGATGCAGCATCATTCATTCAGCTAAGAAAGCTGGATTCTAATGGTGATATAGCTTGTGTGTTCAATTCTAAGGCTGACATGAGATCGTTCTACTCCCCCGGACATAAGAATTACTCGGAAGCTCACTATACTCGAGAGAGTAATAACTTTGTGATCTATCCAAAGGGAAAGGTAGGGGACGTATATGAGTTGTTCTATTACAGACGACTCCCATCAGTATACGCTAGGTATGCGATTACAGAGGACAACTATGCCCTCGGAATCCTATACTATGGCGCAACAGCTCAAGACGCAGAAGACGCACTATTAGCTGCTGAACTTGACACAACGGTGAATGAAATTGCAACAATTGCTGATCCTACAATTACTAATTCTATTACTTTCGTCGATGGTACTGGCGCGATCCCAGTCGGTTATTACGTTGGTCTTCTCGCGCCTAACTGGATACGAGATGAGAACCAGTCAATGCTCCTCTACGGAACTCTACGAGAAGCATACATATACCTACAAGACTCTGCAAGAGCACAAGAGTACCACGCCCTACTTACTAACCAAATTAGTGAGTTGAATGACGAAGACAGAAGGTCTAAGATCAGTGGTGGTATCTCATGTACGCACTTCTCTGGTGGGTATCTACTTTAACAGGAGATAGATATGGCTTTTGAAGCAGACGTAGACGTACCAGCTATAGGCGGTTCGTTCGCTGGGGCTACCACACAAAGGGGTAGAACTCCCGGTGGTAGATTTACTGGCGATGCTATTGATGGCTTCGTGTCTAATAGCCTTAGTGAGACAATATTATGGGTTGGACCTAATGCTCCAGCTGGAACTACATACCTATTATGGGTTAATACAACAGATAGTAACATATACGGATACATAAGTGGTGTCTGGGTAAGCCTATCAACTGTTGGTGCATATAATTGGAATGATTATGTTATGAATTGGTCTTCCGAGCCTACGTTGGCTGGTAGTACTACAGAGGGTGATGTATACCTATATACATACGACAATGGCACTGCATACAGGCTTGTGCCGACTGACGGTATATCTACTGATGGTTTCTATGAAACATTTATAGGTAGTGTGCTATCTAATTTAATAATCGAAAGAGGGTTAACTATATAGCCCCGAATAAAGGAGAAAGCATATGGCTTTTATCGCAGCCGACTGGTCCTTCGCACTAAATGGAGATATCCGTTATATAGGAGACGACCACAATGGTGCAGCACCGTCATACACAACCGCTATCGATCTTCACAGGGAGATTCAAAACTTTGCGGATGATGCAGCAGCATCTGGTGATGACCTAGTTGACATTACAAGTGACACTCCGTCTGAAAGATCGACGGATAACATTATCACCCTTATTAATGGGTACAACATTGACGCTAATGCATCAGAACACATCTACGATGGTACTATCGCTCAAGGCTCTGGTGCAGAACGTTGGGACGGTGTTACTAACTTTGGTAACCCAGAAGTAGAACTAGGTATCCTCCAAGACGGAGCAGTACTTTCTGACGACTGGTGGAACCTCGGTGGATTTCATGGTATAGTTACCAGCGGTTCAACATCCACACTTGTAGACACTGGCTCTGGATGGACTGTTGACGAGTGGGTTGGGTATGTTGTTCGTAACACTACTGATGGTTCTCAGGGACTAGTCACATCTAACACGGCAGACACACTAACAATCGCAAATTTGATGTATGGTGGTACTGCTAACACTAACGCAGCATCTGATGTATTCTATATCGCTAAGGGACTTAACGCTTCTGCAGCTGATGGTATCTCACACAGATTCATGATCAAAACAATTACTGGAAGCGCAGATATCGACAATCGTAAGGTTGTAGGGTTTGCTCGTACATTCGGTAATACTTATTCCGAGTTCTCAATTAACGCTGCAGCATCCGGTATTAACGTGCTTGCTGTATCTGATGGTAATGACTTGAACAATGCCACAGTTCCAAACTCTGTGTATAGCTCCGTAAGCTCATTGTTTATTTCGCCATTCACAACTATCTCTAACACAACTGCTGGATACGCCCCTCTCGATGTCAACAATGACACTGTAGATGAGTTCTTCTACTCAGAGTGGAATAGAGGAACGGCATCTATCAACCAGTTCTATGAGTACTCCAAGTATATAACACGGTATAAGGGTGAAACAGGAACAGTCTATGGACTTGCTGCTGACCTATTCCGTGGTATTACTCACCAACTTACTATCACTGGTATCGGTGGTACTTGGGTTGAACCAGAGTCAGTCTCTTGGACTGGTGGTACTGGACAACTACTTGCAGTAAATAATACAGCTGGTGCTTCGACTACAGCTATGTGGATTCAGGTACTTACTGGCTCTGCTCCTACTTCCGGCACTATTACTGGTGCAGGTGGTGCTACTGGTACTGTAACTGCAGCTACTGCACGAGCATTATCTTATCCATTCTCAGGACAGTCTACTGGTTCCGCTCTAATCGGTTCCTATGGACTAGGACTTGAAACTGCTGATCTATCAGCTTCTGATCTACTTCGTGGATTGGATAACGTAACCTACAATCCACCTAACAACGTTACATTTAGTGTTGCTGGTTTGGTGTCTGGTGAAGATAGAGTTCTAGTTTCCCCAGAGTCCGGTGGTGGAATTGAGACCACACAAATGCTACTTAATACATCCCTCGTTGGTGCAGCGGAAACTGAAGTTGTAGTAACAACGGCTATTCCATCTGATACACCAGCTTCTGGTACTATCAGAGTTGTCAACGATCAAGGGTTCGAAGTATTCCTACCTTACACAAGCTGGGCTACATCAACATTCACACTGACTTCACCTTATAACTTCTCTGGAGTAGATGAAAATGATTCAGCAACTGCTGGAGTAGGTGTGTATATTACATATATCGATAAACTAGCTGGGGCTACAACTGAAAGTATAACGGTCGTCTACAATGCTGATAGGCCGCTGTTTATCAGGGTGCGCGATGGTGCAGGAACTCCTATTAAGACTTTCGAGACTACTGGCACGATTGGCTCTGCTGGTGGGTCAGTTACCGCAATTCGTACTCCAGACGCTTAAAGAGCTTCTAGAGAGACTATTAGGGGGAGCCAATATGGCCGTACCATCGTATACAGAAGACTTGACTGATATCGACCTAGCAGAGTCCACCCTAGGGTGGGTTGCTTATGGTGGTGGTGGTGCTGGTCTGTCGGCATCCCCTGACTTTTCTATGCAGGGAACAAATTGCCTAGACAAACAGATTACTAATGCTGACAAAGGAACCATGTTCGATAATGGTTCTGGAATTACACTAGGTGCTGGTGATCACGTATTCATCTGGCACTTCTGTGCTACACCCGGACTTACAGATACTCTTGCTAATAAAGGAGCATCAGTATTGGTCGGAAGTGGAACTGGTGCTTATTGCCAGTATCACGTAGAGGGAAATAATACATATGGGGCATCGGGCAGAGTTGCTCGGTGCTACCCCATCGACTACGCCGTTAGAACCGCTAATGCGTCGGCTCCATACAGAACCATAACTGGTTCTCCTGCAGCTAACCCACAAGTGTTCGGTGGTGGTCTGGTTACTACTGGGTCAGTAAAGGGTCCTAACGTAGGTATCGACGCAATTAGATACGGTACAGGGGCATTCCTAACAGCTGGGGAACTTATCTCTGCTGGAGATGGATCAGATAACCCATGCACCTTTGCCGGATTCCAGACACAGAACGATGCTCCTTCTAACAGATGGGGAATTCTTACATCAGTCGGTGGCTCGTATGAGCTTCAAGGGAGGTTCGTAATCGGACAGAACAATGCTGGTACTGCTACACTAGCTAGGTTCGAGGATTCAGATGTTAATATAGCACTTGTTGATACTGCACATGCTGCGGCTGACTTCACTCAGATAATCATAGACCATGCATCAACAGTATGTAATATGACAAACATCAACATACAAGCTCTGGGAACTACAAATCCCGGTAGGTTCATTGTTAACTCTGCTAACCCAGAGGTTAATGTTACTGGTGGTACGTGGACAGCTATAGGTATCATAACACTACGTTCCAACTCTACGTTTGATGGTACTGTTCTAAGGAGCACTGATCAGATCACACAGAATGGAGCTACACTTACTAATTGTACTATAGATCAGAATAGTGCAGCATCTGCTCTACTATCTGATAACCCCGGACTAGTGTCTGGATGTACATTCGTATCCGACGGAACTGGTCATGCTATAGAAATAACTACTCCTGGGACTTATACATTTACAGACAATATCCTTAGTGGATATGCTGGAACTGACGGAAGTACAGGTAACGAAGCCATCTACAATAATTCAGGTGGAGCAGTTACTATTAATAACTCTGGAAGTTCTGGTATTACGGTGAGAAATGGGACTTCGGCTACAACTACTGTTAATTCCGCAGTAACACTAGAGTTGACAGGACTAATAGCTGGCTCTCGTGTATACGTTGAGAATACTACAGATACTGTTGTACTCTTCAATGAGATAGAGGCCACTACTACCTTCACTGATAGTGTAAACTACACAGCAGATAAGGCGCTAAGAGTAAGAATCAGGAACGCATCTGGCGGAACAAAGTATAAACCATTTGAGACTACGGGAACTCTTACGAGTTCTGGTTTCTCTCTGGTTGTAAATCAGGTATTGGACGAATGACCGAAGAAGAGAAAAGGGTACAGGAGATTGCGATCAAGACTGTAACACATGACAACGTCCTAAAGTTGGTAACAGCAATAAGGGACGAGAGAGAACTAAGGGCAGTCCTACAATCTAGGGTTACAGCCCTTGAGAACACCGTACAGCAGATGGTAACTAAGGTTATGCATGCTGAACAGAAAGCCAATGTGGCTATGGCGGTGGCACAGCAAGGGAGGCTCTAATGGCCATAACAATTGATTGGGGTACGCGGATTATATCCGTACCTAAAGCTGATACGCTGCTAGTTCAGTCAGTGCCTACAGAGATCAGGCAACTTGACCTAGACGCCTTCAGACTAGAGTTAAAATCTCTAGAAGATGATGCAGCTGGTATGCCGTTCCCTGTTACGCATAACCATGTATCCCCTATCACAGTTGGTGGGGTTACCCTCGCACGAGTTGTTGAAATTCTAAATGGATATACGGTAACCTTCGAGGATGGACAGTACGCTGTTAACCTAGTTGGGGCTAACTCTAATGTAGGTGACGTTGTAAACGTTAACCAAGTATCAATTCGTTCTGCTAACTCTGCAGGTCTTACATTCTCTGAGCAGATTAACGATCAGAGTTTTATTGGTGCGGCTGTTTATGTAAATTCCAATTCGGGTCTATCTGGTACTTCGTTTCCTAGAGGTACACCAACAAGCCCTGTAAATAATCTTACAGATGCATTATCTATTGCAGATATAAGGTCCCTTCAGAATGTAATCCTTACTGGATTTATTACTGCTAACGGAACTCACATATTGGATTACCATAGCTTCGAGGCTGGAGCTGGGGCTTCTAACGTTATCCTTCTTTCAGGAGCATCAACTGTTAACTCATCCTTTAATAGATTGATCCTTGTTGGTGCTCAAAATGGTCTTTCTAGGATCAATAGCTGTATACTCGGGGTCACTGGACTCGGTGGGTTTACAGAGGCAGAGGGAAGAATTGTAGACTCTATAATTAACACAGTAGCAGGTATAACTCAATATACTTCTGGTGCAGGGTGTTTACTAGATAATTGTTCATTCATAGCACCGGACTCACCACAAATTGAGTTCAATGCGAACGGTAAGGGTTTCGGAATGAGGTCGTGTACTGGTAATCTTATTATAACTAATCAGACGATATCCGAGGAGCTAGAACTAAACTTTGCTGGAGCAAGGGTGGAGATAGCACCTTCTTGTACAGCTGGTACTCTTAACATCTCAGGTAACGCTACAGTAGTGGATAACTCAGGTGTTGGTTGTACAGTAGTAGATAATACTCTAGATGTTAATCAGAACACTATAAACGAAGGTGTACAGAAGGCTTCTCTTCTTATCCCCCATACAACAAACTTATAACAGGAGCATAATATGGCCAAAGTTAATGTACCAGCACCCGGAGGAACTTTCGCGGGTGCAACCACTGACCGTGGTCGTACTCCCGGCGGGAGATTCAATGGAGATGGTATCTCTGGTTTCGTATCAACCGTACTAACCGATAGCATCCTATGGATCGGTACTAACCCACCCACTGGTACACAATACATATTGTGGATAAATACAGAAGATGGTAGGTGGTATGGAAGATGGAACGATGGAGACTCAACACAATGGGTTGATCTATCGCTACCCTTCGGAGAAGGACTTCCCGGACCACAAGGACCTACTGGAGATCGTGGTATCACTGGATCAAGTGGTCAGGGTATTCCAACTGCTGGTACGGCAGATCAAATTCTACTAAAGGTAGATGGTACAGATTACAATACATACTGGGGTGATAGGCCAGCGGACGGACTAAACGTCTTGACAGGTACTATAGACCCAGTTGACTTATCAGATGGAGTAGATGGAGAGTTCTTCATAAATACGACATCTTATGATATCTTCGGACCTAAAGCTGGCGGTGCTTGGCCAGCGGGTGTTTCACTCATTGGTCCAACTGGAGCAGCGGGTACGGATGGGAGAACAATCCTAAACGGAGTCGTTGCACCAACTACAGAAGGTGTAGATGGAGACTTCTATATCGATACAGTTACTGACACTATCTATGGACCTAAAGCTGGTGGCTCTTGGCCATCTGGAGTACCATTAGTTGGACCTACAGGTTCAGCTGGAGCTGATGGAAGTACAGTTCTAAATGGAGTCGTTGCACCAACTACGGAAGGTGTAGATGGGGACTTCTATATCGATACAGTTACTGATATATATTATGGACCAAAGTCAGGTGGCTCTTGGCCAGCTGGGACATCGTTAGTAGGACCTGCAGGTGGTGGTGTTCCCACTGGTGGTACTGCAGCTCAAGTACTATCTAAGATAGATGGCACTGACTACAACACAGAGTGGGTAACACCTAGCGGTGGTGGTACTGGTATAGTAGCTGATGATGAGTACCTAGTGACTGGTGATGCTACCAGTGGCTATGAAACTATTGAAGATGCCATTACACAAGTAAATACGGACGGACCATTTACATGGGACGCTCCAGCTAAGATAAAGATTCTAACAAGAGCGATAACCATTGCGGCTACAGTAATTATACCTCAGTTTGTAAGTGTTATAGGTCAGAATGTACATGTACATACTACACATGCTACTGGTCATACGTTTCAGCTATCTGGTTATAATAGAATGTATGGTTTGGAGTATGTTGGCGGTAACGCTTCTAATACTACTAACTACTTCTTCTACGCAGGTAATAACACTGATATAACAATTATCAATTGCCACCTATACGGTAATGATACAGATGGATTTATGAGATTTCTATTCGCTGAAGGTGGAGCATTTGCCCGTATCAATGCTGAGAGATGCTTAATAAACTACAGAGGTGTAGCTGGATACGCATTCAACTTCAACAATACAGGAACATCTACTCGTTTCGTTGATTGCTGGCTTGAGAATGTATTCACAGACTCTTATGCAAACTTCTCTGGCTCCGCTACCTTTGGTGGTAATATTCAGACAACTAATTGTCGTGACTTTAGAGTAAAGCGTTGTACAATCAGAGGACGTAATGCTAACTATACTGGTGTTAGACTTAGCGGTGCTTCTGACATCATGACTATGAATCACTGTAACTTAGACTCCTACGAAGACGTTACTCAGACAGGTTTTGACATCTATGGGGTATCAGGGTCTAAACTTATATGGTCAGATTCAACAGCTAAGGTTGTTGATATGTCATTGGGTACAGAGGAACAATTAATACAGATAAATGGAAATAAGACTGGATTCAGGGGTTTCTCAGCTAAGAGAATATCCACTGCACAGACTATCGCCGCTGATACTGAAGATACAATCGTTTGTAACTCTGAAACATTTGATACTGAATCTGGATATAGTACAGGTACAGGTGAATTTACTGTACCAGCATCTTTGGATGGACAGTACATGAGGTTCGAAGGTAGTTGTAGAATAAATGCATCAGAAGAGTTTCTAGTTAGCATATATGTAGGTAGCACAAAGATAGCTCAACAAGGGTCTAATGTTGACACTAACTTATTTCAACAAGTATCATCTGGACCAAGATTGGTATCTACTGGTCAGGTATATTCCTTTAGGATATTTGTTTCTAGTACATCTAAGGATGTATCTGTAGATGAAAGAACTTGGTTCGCAGGTTACGTATTGTAATTTAACAAAAAACATAGGAGAATATCATGGCAGCTATTAACTTTCCAGCTAGTCCAATTACTGGAGATAAACTAACGAACGCTGACTCTGGTATAACTTATGAGTGGCAAGCTGCTGGCTACTGGAAATCAATTAAATATGATGTACCAGAGCTAACACCAGCTATGTTGTGCTTTCGTCAGGTCGGTCCACCACCTAATGATACTACTAGATTACTACATCTATTTGTACCATTAGGTTACGAGGTGGACCTATCTACGTTCGAGTATTCACTGTCAGCTAACCCATCTTCTCAGATGGAATTTGATATACTAGTAAACAATGTAAGAGCTGCCGACGGTATAACAATTACAACAGGTGGCATAGTAACAGTAGATGATACTCGTGGTCCATATACAGGTCCTCTAGAACTATCTATATACTACGAGTTAGGTGGTACACCAGATGCTGGCTTCGGTACGTTTACCCTAGTAGCACCTGTAGGAGTTGTCTAATGGTAACAGACGTTATAAATGGCGACGAAATGGATATCCCAAACACTCCAGCCGTAGACGAGGAGTTCCAAGCACCTAATAAGTTCGTATATAAGTGGACTGATGAGAACAGGTGGAAGAATATCCATAGACCTCTATACATACCAGACTACATATGGCCTGACACATCAGATCAGGATGACCCATATGGTACTGGTACAGGCCTACCTAATACTGATGGTGGCGGTGGTGACGATTGGACGAAGAGTGTATTTGATATAGATGTATCTAATGGTAACTCTATAATTCAGTTCTCACCTACAATGAACATAGACGTGGCTACATTTGACGCCCCATATCCTAATACTTGGGGTATTCTAGAAGTGTCTGGCTCTGTACAGGGTGGTGGTATGCTTGGTTCACCGTTCTTAAATGATCCAATAGCACAATACCCATTGATAGCTAATAAGGGAACGGTCTTCGCAGAAAACAGGAATGCAGTAGGTGTAACTAGTACCCCTCCACTAGGTTTCTACACAGGTGGTTCTAAGGGAGATGCTTGGTTTGTTTACCCTCAGTTCGCTACCATTGAGTTCGACTCTGCTGGTCCATGCATGTGGATTAAGCTAGAAGACTACCTATCTACATACGCCCTAGCTAATAAGACCGAGTGTAATATGCGTATAACCGTAACAGGTCAGTACGTTGGTAAGAATTCAGGTGCATCTTCGAGAAGTGTATCGCTAAATCTAAGACCTGATAACAATATTAATCCGAATTCACTATCTGACTCTGTAGTGACAGTATGTCCAAAGGGTGTAAATGGTGGGGTAAATAACCCAGAAACAAATACATCTGCTTGGAAGGCCCTACAATCTTGGGGTACTTATGTTACATTAGAGGGACAGATTCAGGGTGGTTACGGATTTGGTGATGTTCTTATAGAAATTACTGATCCCGGAGCGGCAGAGCGTTTGAATCCACCAGTCGGTATGTGTTGTGATCCGAATATGCATTTCACATTCGTAGCATTTGATGGTCCACTAGGTCCTTGGTTGAGAACGATTCGTCATTCTGATCCACAAGCTATAAGTAACTCTGCGTTTGATAACCTAAATCAGACTCAGGGGGTTGAAGTTCTTAGTCTAGTAGATGGTACTCCTAGCGCACTCGCATGGACTTGTCTATGGATTCGCAGTGATGGGTATCAGCTTCTTTCCGTTGACTCAGTAGACACTGGTGTAGTTGTATCTAGGCATTTATATAATGCTTTTGACATGACATCACACTCAGAGGTATATAACGACCCATCTAATGGTATATATGACTATAAAGATTATGGTACGGTTACTCCCGACTTGGGGTTTGCGGTTACTGATATATGTATGTCAAACGATGGAACTAAACTATTCACTCAGGACTCTTCTGGAAATATGAGGTCTTATGCTGTATCTCCCGCTTGGGATTTAAGCTCTGTAGATGAAAATACATATGATACGTTCAACCCAAACTGGGGTGGATCGTGTTTTGAAATGACTAAGGATGGTAGGGCTATACTAATGGCCAAGGCCGGATTTGGTAAACAGTTTATCCTAACTACACCTTGGGATTTAACAACAGCTATTGATACAGGAATAGAGAGGGCGTTCGCAATAGAGAACCCCGTTGACCTATCTATATCAGCAGATGGTTATTCGTTAATGGTACTTGACATACCAGCAGATATAACTGAAAGCTTCAAACTGTATAACTGGACTAGGAACAATTAACATGGAACAAATAAAAGTAAATCCAGAAGGATACATGTCAGACATTATGATACGAATGACTCGATTAGAGGCTGGTCATAGGGATATAGTAGAGAAACACTATCAGTTCGACAAGGAACTTTCTGGGGTCAATATTGACTTAAAGTACATCAGAGAAGGACTAGATCAGACGAAGGGTGGTATACAAAAGCTACTCTACGGAATTGCCGCTATCTTCATTACCTACATAGTTGGGTTTATCGTTAGTGGTGGACTGACTGTCCCATAGGAGAACACAACATGTGGATACCAATATTTACTCCCCTTATCAGTGCTATATCTGATATCGGTGGTAAGTGGCTAGATAAACAAAGAGCAGTGGCAGACGGTGCTATTACAGTAGCTGTAGCCACTGCACAAGCCAAGGCTACTATCGCTGTCGCCAAGGCCACCTCTGAAATAGAGTGGGAAGCTCAGATGGCTAGGAACTCCGCTACTTCGTGGAAGGACGAGGCTTGGACTATCTTCTTCATAGCAGTACTAACACTATCATTTATACCCGGAATGGATAAATACATTCAACAAGGGTTCTCAAACATAGCACAACTCCCCGACTGGTTCGGTTACGCAGTTATGCTTGCAATCTCTGCCGCATTTGGTAAGAACATAGTTAAGGACTTCCAGAGCCTAGCGAATAATCGTCGTGGCTCCACAATGGATAGGACTGTACTACACCAACTAGACGTGGAAACAGAAATTGATAAACGACCATAGGAGAATGGAATGCCTATTGCACCTTTAGAGAATGTAGGGAAGGGTGGTCTTAATACTGATCAACCCCGAGAGTCCTTGGACTTATCATTCTGGGACACTGGCCTCGATATGCGCTCATTCGAAGGAGCTCTAACGGGCGTTCCAGACTTCACGACTGTAGTAGATACTGTAAGACTCTTTCAGAATACGACTGATGGTGGATCATATCCAACTAATATCGTATCCATTAGACCTATCGAGATAGTACAATGGACAGCCGCTGGTACAGATGAAGTAAATATTCTGACTATCGGTCTTGATAATACAGACACTGGTGAAGTTCAGATTACTGGCGGTGGGCTAGACCCATCGGTTGTTACTGAGCCTACAACTACATATACGTTTACATACGACCAACGATACGGTATGCAAGCATTCATCTTCAATGAGATTGCTGTACTAAATACCACTACCACTGGACCTATGTACTCATTTGATAGAGAAGTATTCTACCCGCTACCTAACTGGTTCGGTGAGGTTACAGGCTCTGCTATTACTACACTCGTTCAGTATGATGTGTACACAGTAGAAACCATTGTATCACCTGACTGGACTTCTGTTGGTGGTACTACTAATATGGTAGTGGGATCAGTATTCACCGCATCAGTAGCTAGTGCTGACATAACTGCGCTTGGCTCTGTTAAGGTAATGGACCCATACCTGACTAAGAAGATGACTACATACAACGGACGACTTGTTGCGCTAAACCTATTCAATGATTTGAATGATGGCGATCCAGCTAATGATATATCGTCACCACTGGAACTGGTGTACTCATCCTCAGTTTCAGATATTGGAACTATCGTAGACCTTGAATGGTACGCGTCCTTCAGGAACACTGCAGGTAACGCATTTCTAACTCAGACTCCCGGTCGAGTTACTGATGCAGCACAATTGGGTGAATTCCTGATGGTGTATAAGACAGATGCAGTTATCCGAATGCAGGATACTGGGGAACCTCTATTCGTAGTAGGTGACACAGCATTCTTGGATGATGGTATTCTAGCTGAAGGTTGTGTAGTTGATATCGGCTCTAACAGACACTTTGTTGTTGGTCAATATGGTATATACATCCACTCAGGTGGACCAGAGAAGCAGGGAGTGTCTAACAAAGTAGTAGAGAAATTCTTCTACGGTGATCTAGCTGCATCCGTAGCTGATCGTGGATTAACATTCGTATTCCATGACTCGCTAGATAAGGAATGTTGGGTATGCTATCGTAACGCTGCAGCTAATGCTGGTGACTCCTATAAGGGATGTAATAGAGCCCTAGTTTATAACTATGAGCAGGGTACATGGTATCTTAGATCACTACCTAACATAACATCGATGGTAGAGACAGAGATTGAGGGTAGCATCCGTATCTTCGGAGCATCAGTTGATGTAGCTCCAAACTCAGCATCTGTAGGATCACTATATGAACTAGATAAGTCTACATTGATCTCTGATGGATACATTCAGTGGACCTCTCGTGGTCTGGGGAACATACATCAAGTAAAGGCAGTAGATGGGTTGTACCCAACGTCCGGTGGATCATTCAATATACGGATAGAGACATCAAAGACACCTACTCCACCTGACATAGCGTCAGCAACACCTAAGAACTTCGATCCAGACAGTGCATATAAGGTTGACTGGCGTAAGCTTGGAAGATACTACACTATGCGTTGGGCTATGGATGGTACTATCGATCCGGATATCTCAGCATGTCTAGTAGATCAAAGGTTCGAGGGTAATCGTTAATGGCTTATAGTGTACAAGTTAGTACAAGTATTAAGGACAGGCAGATATATCAGACATTGCAGAAGATGTCTAAGGGTATAGCTGATTCTAACAGGTTCGTGGAAAGGGCAACTGGTAGTACATCATTCGCTGATGCTACCGCCAGTCCCGCCGCCCCTACCCTGATAGAGACTGTTGCAATAAATACTGGGTACATACCACAAAGTGAACAGAGAAATTCGTTCATG